AGATAATCCGAAACATTGTGCTTGCTGGATTAAACGAGGGACTTGGAGCGCTAGAAATTGCCCGCAATATTGAGCAATCTGTTTCGGTAATATTTAGAAACCGCGCCAAACTTATTGCCAGGACTGAAATGGTAATTGCCAGCAACGTTGCTGCAATGGAATCGTCGAGGTCCTCTGACTTCATGTACGAAAAGAAATGGATACCAGCGACCGACCAAAGAACAAGGCCCGACCATTTGGCAATGCTTGCATCGGATTGGATTGGATTTAATCAAAATTTTATTGTTGGAGGTGTCGAAATGGGACAACCAGGCGACGGCTCAAAAGGTGCTGGCGCCGACCAAATATGCAATTGCCGATGCAAGGTTGTGTTTAGAATTATGCGAGACGCCGACGGATTGCCATTGAGAAAATGATTGCTTACGTTATCAACTTAGATCACCGCAAAGACAAATGGCGCGCGTCAATAAATGAGTTGGCGCCTCACTTTAATTTAGAAAGGGTAAGCGCAATAAAAAACGAATGGGGTTGGCTTGGATTATGGCAAACCTTTAAAAAGATTTTTCAAGAATGCGATGGCGACGTTTTAATATTTGAAGACGACGCGACTTATAGAGGTTGGGCGACTAATTTAGAAAATGCAATAAATGACTTGCCAACTGGCTGGGATATGTTAATGCTTGGCGCCAATATTAAAGACCTAAGGATTGACCGAATAAACAAAGGATTGGTCCGCACTTACGGCGCCTGGACAACTCACGCAATTTTTTACTCATATCGATTTGCAAAGGAAATGGCAGAATTAAATTTGGACGTGCCAATTGACGAATATTTTAGGACCACAATCCATCCTAAAGGAAACTCTTATATTTGCGTTCCGTTTTTATCGTTTCAAAGACCAAGTGAAAGCGACATTGAAGGAGGTTATAAAAATTATACAAGTATCTTTGAGGATAGCGAGGCGAAAGCCTTGCATTTTGTCAATCAATAAATTTATTGGTTTGCATTTTTTTTTAACCTTTTTATTTTTACAAAAAAAGACGCCATGATTTACAAGAATTTAAGCGATGGAATAATTGAGGACGTCGACGACGTAAAGGGAATCGTAACTGGTTATTTTTCCGCGTTTAACAATATTGATTCCGACGGAGACATTATTGTTTCGGGCGCTTACAAAAAAACAATTGCCGAGAACGGACCAATGGGCCGCAATCGAATAATGCACTTATTGCAACACAATCCTTTGATGCCATTGGCTAAGCCTATGGAATTAATGGAGGATGGAAAAGGATTGCGTTTTACTTCAAAGATTACCGAAACTAGCTACGGCAAAGACGTAATAAAGCTTTATAAAGAGGGCGTTTTTAATGAGCATAGCGTTGGATTTGAAATTATTAAGTCCGACAATAAGGCTGGTTATCGAGAAATAAGAGAAATTAAACTTTGGGAGGGTTCGACAGTTACTTGGGGGGCCAATCCAAATACACCAATTGAATCAATGAAAAACTGGGATTTGCCAAAAAGCGAGGATATGATTGCCAAGTTTGGCGCCATACTTAGAAAGGGAGACGTTACCGACGAAACAATGATCCAACTTGAAATTTGTTTAAAACAAATCGAAGAACATTTAAAGGACTTGCAATTAAAATCAGTTTTAGCCGTGGAATCCGAGGCAACTCAATTCATAATCGAGCAAGACCCGAGTTTGGCAATGGCCTTGGAATTTGAATATATACCTAAACTCAAAAAATTTATCTAAACACAAAATGGAAGCAATTAAAAATCAATTAGACACAGTATTGGCGAAATTGGAAGGCAACGAAGCGTTGATTTCCGACGTTAAGTCAATGAAAGAAGCTGGCGAAGAGTTCAGAAAAAATCTTTCTGCCGAAACCGCTAAGCTAAACGAAAAGGCAACCGCGCTACAAAGCCAGTTGGACCAAGTAGATGCAAGAACGCAAGCGGGTTTTGCAAGCGCTCAAAAAAGTTATTCTTTTTCTAGCGAACTAGAAAAAGCGTTTAACTCTGACGCATTCGGAAACTACAAAAGCGGAAACGCTAACAAAGTAAAGTTGGACCTTGAATTGAAAGGCTCCGATATGACAGTTGGAAACGCTTATACTGGCGAAGTTATCCCAGCGGACCGCGTACCTGATTTAAAGTTTGTTCCTAACCGTAAGGTTAACGTTCGTCAATTGTTGCCAGTTGGACAGACTAGCTCTAACCTTATCCGTTTCGTACGCGAATCAGCATACGACAACGCAGCGGCTCCAACCGCGCAAGGGTCTGCTAAGCCTCAATCCGATTTCGATTTGACTGCGGTAGATCGTAGCATCCGTACAATTCCTACTTTCATGAGATTGACAAAAGAGATGTTGGACGATACCCCAGGGCTTATTGCTTATCTTTCTAGCCGTGCGCCAAGCAAATTGTTGAACGTTGAAGATACCCAACTTTTGTACGGAAGCGGAAGCGGTCAAAACTTGCACGGTTTTGCAACCGACGGATCAGCTTGGGCAACTGTTAATTTTGGAACTGCTATTAACAGATTTGACGTTTTAGCTGCTGCGGTTGTTCAAACTACTAAGAACGAATACGCGCCAAATGCAATTATGATTAACCCAACGGATTACCTCAAATTAGTATCAACTAAGGAAACGACTGGAGCATACCTTTTGCCATCTTATGTTACTATGTCAGGCGGACAAATGTTTATCTTAGGCGTTCCAGTTTACGCAATCAATGGCGTTGTTGCTGGTGACTTCTTTGTTGGTGACTTTGCACTTGGTTCCCAGTTGTTCGTACGTCAGGGCATTACGCTTGAGTTTTTTGAGCAAGATGCTGACAACGTTACCAAAAACTTTGTAACTGTACGCGTTGAAGAGAGAATTGCTTTGGCAGTTTACACGTCTCAATCTATTGTTTACGGATCATTTGCAGCCGCTTTGGCTAACGGTTCGGCAGCATAAGTAAAATAGGTGTTTTGTTTTAAAAGGGTCGCCATTTTTTGGCGGCCTTTTTTTATTTATTTAAAAATCAATACCTTTCACAAAATCAAAGATAAAAAAAATGAATATAGTTTTTTTTGTACACGCGTGGGCGGGAACTCATAACTCGGGCGCCGAATGGACCGTTCAACATTATGCCAAATATTTCCACGAAAAAGGTTGCAACGTCGAGGTAATTTTACCCGAAGGCCAAATTTATCCCGATGGCGAAAAGTTTGCTTTTATCAAATTTATAACTGGTTATTTTTCAAACGACTTTTTTTTAGCCTTACAAAACGCAAGCGTTATATTTACCCATTTAGACAATACAGGCGTTGCAATTAATTGGTCAAGACAATTTAAAAAGCAATTAATTTTTTTAAGCCACAACGATTCCGATTATAGGAATGTCCGCTTTAAACAACATAATATCCACGTTGTTTACAACAATAAAGCCAACGAAAAGAACTTGCAAAACGGCGCTTACCCAAACGCGTCCATTGTTTGCAAACCTCCGATTTTTCCCGAGGATGTAAAGTACAATCGAAAGCACGGCCAATACATTACCCTTATTAATTGCAACGAAAATAAGGGCGGTCATATATTAATTGAACTTGCCAAGCGATTACCTAAACGCAAATTTCTTGGCGTGCTTGGAAGCTATGGCGAGCAAATAATTGACGACACTTTAAAAAATTTAAAGTATGTTGCGCAAACTCCCGATGTGCATTTAATCTATGGCAAAACAAACATTGTGCTTGTGCCCTCTTTTTATGAGTCCTATGGACGTGTAGGTTTGGAGGCGGCAATTAATCGACTGCCAGTTATTTGCACGCCTACGGACGGTTTAAAGGAATGTCTTGGCGCCGCTGGTCTTTACTTTGATCGTGACGATTTAGACGGAATGGCTGCAAAGATTGAAGAGTTAATGAGCGACGAAATACTTTACGACTTTCACCAAAACATTATGCGCAACCTTGCGGACGAACGTTTGAAATACCAGGACCAAGAACTAGAAAGATTCTTTAATTTTATCGTTGACAAAGCAAAAAAACCATACAATGAGTGATTTACTATACAGTCCAACCAATAGCAGTTTTACAGGATATTCCATACAGTTTGTCGACGTGTCGCCAGTTACCGAGCCAGTAACATTGGCCGAGGCTAAAGAATACGCAAGAATTGACGGAGCTAGCGAGGACACTTTAATTACTAGCCTTATAAAAGTGGCGCGCCTACATTGCGAGTCCTATATGGGCAAGGCAATTATTCGAAAAACGGTTACAATTGAATCGTTTGAGTTTCCATACCAATGGCAAATCCCTTACGGCCCTTTAATTGCGGCTGGCGATGTTACAAAGGTTGTAACACTTGACCAAAACAACGCGGAGACCGCTTTAAATTACCAATTAAACGTTGGATTATTTCCAAAGATTAACATTATAGGCGGCGCCCAATCTTACAAATTTAAGATGGTTTACATTGCTGGATTTACAACCGTTCCCGAGGATATTAAGCTGGCCATTAAAATGATGGTTAACACGCTTTACGAACGTCGCGAGGATGTTATTATTGGCAGTATCGTAGCTGATTTCCCCCTTGGAGTAAAAGCTTTGTTGATGCCTTATAAAACTTATAACTGGTTTGGAGCGTGAGGACAAACAACGAAATTAAAGCGGGCGATTTGCGCGAGCGAATCCAATTTTTAAATCCAAATTTATTTGCAGACGGATATGGCGGTTTTTATACAACCGCGAGCGTGACCTATATTT